GCTAAACCTGTAGCTAAAGAAATAGTAAAAGAAGCTGCAACAGGTCAACCACCTGCGTATTTTTTAAACTTAGTTGCTAAAATTAAAACATTAGGTGATGATGCACCAAGACTTGCAGTAAAAGATAGAGAAAAAATTACAACCTACAAAGATTATACATTGACTGAAGATATAACGACTGGTGAAAAAACAATTCAAAGAATGAAAATAGACGATGATTTAAAATATGAAGCTTCTGAATATTATGGAAAACCTGTAGGCGAAGAAACATACATGAATTATAAACCTGGAAAAGGTCAAACTGATGAAACAACTGGTAAAGTAGCAGATGAGTATACAGAAGACACTTCTTTAATAAGAAGTGATAAACCTGCTGAAGGAGAAATTATGGAAACAGTTGATGGTGTATCTGATGAGGTTATTGAAGAAGGAACCATTTTCGAAGATAACTTATCTGATTTTGGTAAAGCAGATGGTGGCCGTATAAATCATGCAGCTGGTGGTATTGCAAAATTAATTAAAAAACTAAATGACATTGCGCCGGGGTCCACGAAGCTTGGTGCAACATCTAAGAAGTTAAGCAAAAAGGCTGATGACAAAAGAGCCTTACAACAAGCAATTAGAGATTTTGAGAAAAGAACTAAAACTAAAAATCCATTAGGTTTATCAGAAGAGTTTATAAGAGGATTAAATAAAAAAGTTAAAAAACAGATGGGCGAATAATGAACGATAAAGAATTAATGTCATTTGCCATAGCTAGATCTAACGACCCAATAATCAAAAACCCTGTTCTAAGAGATGCAATGAACAAGGACCTTGGACCACGAACCAACTTTAATGATGGTGGTGATGCTGGTCGTAAAGTTGATGAGGTTTTAAAACATTATAAAAAATATCTTGGTATGAGAAAAGGTAAACAAAGATATAAAGTCATTCCATTTACAACATTTTTTGAAGAGTTTGCAAGAGAGAACTTTGCAGATGGTCAGTTAGTACAACCTTCTGGCGACGGATCACGGCCCGGGTATAATGGCGATAGAAAAACCGTACACTTAATAAACGAAACAGGTAATCCAAACCACAGTGGAATTTATAAAACAACTAATAAAAAAACAGGTTCTGTTAGTTATCGTGGAGGATACACAAGAAGAGATGCAGGTGGAAGACAATCTACTAAATCAAGTCCAACTATTAAAGGTGCGAGAGAACTTCTTAATAAAGCATTAAAAATTCCAAAAGGTAAAAGCATGATTGATTTGCAAGCTGAAAAAGGTGCTGGCAATTTGTTAAATGATAAAAAATTCATGACACAACTAGAAAAAGCTTTTGAAGACGTGTCGGCATTAGAAAAAAAAGGGTATGGTAATATTGACAACATTGTAAAAAAATATCAAAAGAAATTTTATGTAAAACCAGGAAGTAAAACTATATCTGGTTCTACAGTTCAAAAAGGAACTAATAATGAATTTACAAAAGCTTTAGCAACAGAGATTAGAGAATACGCAAAAGATTTAGATATTTATAATGTTGAAAATCCAAACATGGAAAAAGCATTAAATGATTATAGAAAGATTAAAAATCCAAAAAAAGGAATGATTGGAAATATTGCAGAAAGATATGGTCTTACAAGAGGTGTGTTAGATAGATATATAACTAACTTAGGTCAAAGAAAATATATTCCAATAAAAGATCCTGATGAATACACTAAAGCAATTAGAGCTGCTGAGAAAAAAGCAATTAACAAATTTAGTGATTCTTATTTTGAAAGAAAATTATCTGCTTCAAAAACTACAGGAGTTCCATTTAACGAAGCTAAATCTAATGAAATTGTTAGACTACAAAAAAGTCATATGGGAGACAAGTTAACGCAAAATGTTAAACCCAGTAATCTTGGTTACGCAGCACAAGAAATAAACCAAGAAGTTTTAAAAGACTTAGATACTGAATTAAGACAAATAAATAAAAATCTAGAAAAATTGTATAAAAATAAACCCAAGGGTTATCTACAAGAAATGGAGAGACTAAATCAAAGAGGAACGGATTTAGCCGCTGCTTCTAAAGGTTATAAAAAATTTGAAGGAACAGATCCATACACAGGAAAAAAATTTGTAATTCCTTTTAGTAGCGCTGCTCAAGAATTAGATCCAGGAAATTTATTGGGAGATAATGTTAACTTAGCTGACGTTGGTAAAGAAAATAAAAAAATTGTAATGGATTTAAAAGAACAGGCTATAAAAAATGCTTCAAAAACAAAAGCACAAGTTGCTGCAGACATTAAAAAAATTGAAAGTAATTTAAAAGAGTTAAATGAAGTTGAAAAAACAAGACTAGCTTCTATGGGTGGTCCAGATTGTAAAGGTAACTTTGCTCCTGGTGGACCAGTTCCTAATAAAATTAGATGTATAACAAAAGCTTTAGACAGATTAAGAAATCCTGAAAACTTAGGTCCGAGTGATAAATTAAATGCTAGAAAATTATTTCAAAGTGCAGGCGCTAAAAAGTTTGGAAATTTTTTAAGAGGATTTGGTATACCCGGAGAAATATTATTTGAGACAGCTTTTGCTATTCCTAATTACTTAAGAGGTGAAAGTGGTAAAAGAATATTAGGAGATACGTTATTAGGTTTTATCGGAGCAGGTCAATCAGCAGAAGAAGAGTTTGTTGAGTATGCTAAGAAAAAAGGTTTAAATGATTCAACAATTGAATTAATAAATGACGTAAACCGAATAGTAGATTTAGGAAGTAGTATTACTAAAAAAGAAACAATAGGAAAAACAAGTATGTACTCTCCGACTGAATTATATAATCTGAAGCTGCCAAGAGGAATGAGAAATGTTTACAAAGCAGAAGTAGATGAAACAAATAGCATTTTTGATAAACACACTATGGACCAACCTCAAGCAAAACAACAATTTAATGAAAATATGTTTAGTAATGCTATGCAACTAGGGTTAGATGTAAAAGATAATGTTCAAGCGGATATGGATAAAAGAAAAAAAAGAAGAGAAGAAATGGGAATTATAGCAGATCAAAACTATAGTTCTTATAATCAAGTACCTACTGGAATAATGGGAGCATATAAAAAATATTATGAGTAAAGACAATCCAACACTTGTAAAAAACATGAAACATGTTAAATGGAAGGAGATACCACCGTTGCGGGGTCCAAATCCACAAGGGTTGATTAAAGACAAAAAACAAGATAAACCAATACAGGAGAAAAAATATGGCAGATATAGATAAATCTCTCCCTGACGTCGGCAGTCCACAGGATCTTACTGATGTTAAGGAAGAAGTTGTTGCAGACGAATTAGCGATAGATAACCAATCAGGACCAGTAGAAGTTACTGACGAAGAAGATGGTGGAGCAACCATTGACTTTGATCCAACAGCTGGTGAACAATTAGATGCAGGTGAAGATCACTTTGCAAACTTAAACGAAATACTTCCAGAAGAAGATACTGATGCCATGGGTAATCAATTACAATCTGATTACATGGAATATAAATTTTCTCGTGCAGAATGGGAAAGAGCTTATATTGTTGGTCTAGAATTATTAGGATTTAAATACACAGATAGAACTCAACCTTTCCAAGGAGCTAGTGGTGCAACTCACCCGGTTCTTGCAGAAGCGGTTACACAGTTTCAAGCTTTAGCTTATAAAGAATTACTACCTGCAGATGGTCCGGTTAGAACACAAGTGATGGGTAATAGTACTCCACAAAAAGAAGCACAATCACAACGTGTTAAAAATTTTATGAACTTTCAAATAATGGATCAAATGAAAGAATACGAACCTGAGTTTGATCAAATGTTATTTTACTTACCATTATCAGGTTCAACATTTAAAAAAATTTATTACGACGATTTATTGGGAAGAGCGGTTTCTAAGTTCATCCCTGCAGATGACCTTGTTGTTCCGTATACGGCTACCTCATTAGACGATGCGGAAGCAGTCATCCATGTAGTAAAGATGTCAGAGAATGATTTGCGTAAGCAAATGTATGCTGGCTTTTATTCTGATATTGAACTTACTAAACCTACAGGTACAATTACAAATGAACTGAAGGAAAAAGAGAGAGAAATAGAAGGAATACAAAAAACACAAAGAACAGAACCTCTATACACAATTCTAGAATGCCACGTTAATCTAGACTTAGAAGGTTTTGAAGATGTTGATTCTAACGGGGAACCAACAGGAATAAAATTGCCTTACATCGTAACAATCGAAGAAGGTAGTAGGAAAGTTTTGTCTATTAGACGAAACTTTGCGCCCAATGATCCAAAAAAACTTAAGATCCAATATTTTGTCCATTTTAAATTTCTGCCAGGACTAGGATTTTATGGTTTAGGATTAATACATATGATTGGCGGATTGAGTCGTACTGCAACGGCGGCTCTCCGTCAGTTATTAGATGCTGGGACATTATCAAACCTACCCGCAGGATTTAAGCAAAGAGGTGTTAGAGTCAGAGATGACGCTGTCGCTATTCAACCAGGAGAATTTAAAGATGTAGATACTCCAGGTGGAAATCTAAAAGATGCTTTCGTTTTCTTACCATACAAAGAACCATCACAAACTTTATTACAGTTGATGGGAATTGTAGTTGAAGCTGGACAAAGATTCGCGTCCATTGCTGACATGCAGGTTGGGGACGGGAATCAACAGGCCGCTGTTGGTACGACCGTAGCTCTTTTAGAACGTGGTTCAAGAGTAATGTCAGCAATCCATAAACGACTGTACGTAGGTTTAAAACAAGAATTTAAATTACTTGCAAAAACATTTGCTACGTATTTACCACCAGAATATCCTTATGATGTTCCAGGTGCATCAAGAAATGTTAAGTTAACAGACTTTGATGATAGAATAGATATCTTACCTGTTGCTGATCCGAATATATTTTCTATGTCACAACGTGTAACACTAGCTCAAACACAATTACAATTAGCTCAAACTAATCCACAAATGCATAATATGTACAATGCGTACAGATCTATGTATCAAGCGATTGGTGTAAAAGACATTGATAGAATTTTACCACCGCCGCCACCGAATCAACCAAAAGATCCGGCTATTGAACACATAGATGCTTTAGGTCAAAAACCTTTTCAAGCATTTCCTGGTCAAGATCATAGAGCACACGTTACAGCTCACTTAAATTTTATGGCAACTAACTTTGTTAGAAACAATCCAAGTGTAACTGCTGCATTAGAAAAAAATATTTTAGAACATATTTCTTTAATGGCTCAGGAACAAGTTCAGTTAGAGTTTCCAGAAGAATTTAAAATGATGCCACAACTACAGAAAGCTGCAGTTCAAGATCCAGGAGCCCAGCAACAATTACAACAGATGGCTCAAATAATTGAAGCTAGAAAAGCTGTATTGATTGCTGATATGACTGAAGAATTCTTAAAAGAAGAAAAAGAAATTACAACTCAGTTTGATCATGATCCATTATTAAAACTTAAAGAAAGAGAAGTTGATCTTAAAGCAATGGACGCTGAAAGAAAAATGAAAGAAGATGAAAACAGAATAGCTTTAGATAGATTAAAAATGATGCAGGCTAAAACACAAGAAGATAAAAAACTTGCTCAAAATGAAGAATTAGCTAACTTAAGAGCTGATACTACTATGGATAAAGCTTTATTATCTACTCGAACTAAGCTGTATACAGATAAAATGAAGGCTAAAGATGTAAAGACCTTGAAAGGTCCAAGAAGTTAATATA